CCCCTTTTAAAAAATCGATAATCGATTTACAGAATGTTGGATACTGCCATTTTTCTGAAGTATTGGTTTGTTCCTGCTGAAGCAAGACCGTTTGATGGTGTTGAACCAACAAATGGGTTAGATACCATTCCGTATCTAGTTTTGAAACCAATCTTAGGTTGGAAAGTATTCTCTCCAACTGCACGAACCATTTGTAATGGAACGTATGGGCAATAGAATAAACCAGCATCGTAAGGATTTGAACCTCTGTAACCTACAGTCATGTAGTCTGCAGATGCATAAGGGTCAATATAAACCTTAACTCTTCCGTTCAATAAACCAGCAAAAGTATTACCAGTGTCATCAACGTTTAATGAAGTGTTAAGAGCAGGTGTGTAATCTAATACTCCTGCCATTGAAAGAGCAGATGCTACGTCTGAAGAACATAGGATAAAGTTACCTTTACCTCTTCTTGTTTCTTTAGCGATAACGTTTGATTCTCTTTCGATTTGGAATAATAATCCTTTGAATTTCTCAACTGACCATCTACCGTTAGCGTCAACGTCTAAGTTAAATGTTCCTGCTGAAGCAGTTGCAGATGCACCTGTTTTAGCTTGATTGTTAACTCCTCTGATAACTTCACGGTTAATTTCAGCAAGAATTTCTGATGATAGAATATTTGCCAATTCTGATTCTGCATCTAGACCATGAATTGCTTTAAGGTCTTGTGCAAGTTCGATTGTGTATTCTGCTTTTAATGCTCTTGATACTGCTGTAACAGTTGCTTTCTCGATTGTGAAAGACATTTCTGCGAAATGATTTCCTGCGGCATCACCTAATGCTTCTGCAGATGCAGTAGACATACCTGATGATGTTTGAGAAGCGTATGAACCGTTAAACGGGTCACCTGAATGGTCTGAACCAAGTGGGCCTGCAGTTGCACCTGCAGAAGCAGAGTAATCAGTTCTTGCTTCGTTATGAAGTGCTTCTGAATTACTTTCTCTACCTTCTGTAGGATAGTCGGCATATCTTGCTTTCATAGCAAAGATAAGTCCTGTTGGGCCTGTCATTGGTTGAACACCACAAATGTCGTAAGCAACGAGATTTGGCATAGCTCTTCTAACTAACGAAATTAGGATTGGGTCCCAATTTGAGATAGCAGAACTACCAGTAGCATTTAAAGGTGCAGCTTCTTCCAAAGTTGAACGTTCTTCTTTAAGAGCATTCTCTTGGTTTTCTAGGATTACTGCAGTAACAGCCTTCTTGTAGTTATCCTCGATTTTTGGTAAATCGGAATGTTCTAGAATCGGACTCCACTTTTCCTGTAAGTTTTCTGATAAAAACATTTTTTTTTCCTTTAAATTTAACCTAATGGTTTTAGTTTAGATATTGCAGAAGAATATGCATTCATAGTTGGGTCAATTACTTTCTCTTCTGAGTCTGACTCTTCAGATAAAGTTCCTGTTCCTTCTTCTACGATTGTATCTTCTTCTAACTTTTCACCATCAACAGGGAAGTATGCATTCTTTACTTCTGCAACTTTTTCTTCAAAATCAGTTACGTCTGTAAAGTCAATACCTTCTGCTAATGACTCAAGTTTCTCTCTTTGTGATTCAGTTAGGTCTTCACCTGCCTGTTTCACAATGTTGCCTCTTTTGAGAGTTTCCAACTCTTCAGTGATTTCCATATTCTTGGACACTTCACCGTCAAGTTTTTGTTCCATCTCATCGAGACGATTTGCGAGTTCATCAATGACATCATACTTGTCTTCAGGAACATCAACGTAGTGTTCTACGAATAATGTTTTTAATCCTTCGATAAAGTTTTCAGTCATTTCTGACCTCAAACCTCTCTCAATTGCGAGTTCGTTTTCTTTCGTCCACTCTTCAGCACAATATGTTAGATACTTGTCAACTGCTTCCGATAGGTCGCCTTTAACTTTTTCTACTGAGGTTTTTAATTCTTCTGAGTATTGTGACTCTAGTTCTTCTTTTATTTCTGAAACCTTTGAAGAAACTGCAGCCTTAAAGATTGTTTTTGCTTTTTCAGCATTTTCTTCTGAAAGTTCTAAAGATTCAGAAATCTTTGATAGGTCGTCATCTACCTCGATTTCGACTAATGAAGATTCTAGTTCTGCAGAAACTTCTTCTTCAACTTCTGATTCTTCTTCAGTTGAAACTTCTTCTTCTACTTCTTCTTTCTTCATTTTATTCATATACTCTGCAACTTTCTCTTCGTCCATACCTTTAAGTGTATCTACGATTTTTCTTGCAGTTTCTGCTTTTGTCAAACTTTCGTCAACTTCTTCTTCCGATAATTCACCGAAAGCAGTTTGAAGTTCTTCCTTAGTCATTTCCTTCATATTGTTGACGATAGCTTTGATTGATTCCATTTTTGAAGATTTTACTTCGTCTTTTTTAGACTCTGCTTCATCTTCTGAAACTTTTTTCAATTTTGGTTGACTGTCTGCTGCACCAGCATTCTTTTGTTGTGCATCACCTTTAATAGGTTTCACATTTTCTGCTGATTTTATTGAGTCAACTGCCTTGTCAACAGGATTTTCTTCAGGTTTAACGACTTCAACTTTACCGCTTTCAATTTTTTCGGCATCAGATGAACCTTGTTTGACTGGTTTTGAATCACCTTTTTCAGCTTTAGAATCAGGTTGTCCTGCCTCTAATACTGTCTCTTGGTTGTTTTCTAACTCTGCCATTTTTTTCTCCTGTTTGAGTTTACTTTTATATTTATATATTATAGGTTCTCAACAAACTCTTTCCAAAGTTTGAGTTTGGTTTCCTCTAACTTATTGAGTTTTGCAGTTTTAATTTGATTCTGCATATTCTCAACTTGCATTGCAGTAAGTATACCGTTATTATATACCCACTCTGTTCCTTCCATAATTCCATTCACAAATGCTTCAGGAGCGGAAGGGTCTGCGACTATGTCACCTGCTGTTGCAAGTTGAAAGTCGTTTTTAACATATTGAGCGCCACCCTTTTCTTCTAGTGAACCTAAACCTCTAGAGGATACACCCAACTTCGCACCATCATCAATCAAATTTCTAACGATTTGACCGTTTGGTGTTGATAAAATCTTTGCACGTCCCACATAATTGTTACCATCTTCTTCTAATTTTGTTATTAAGTGAGACACTTTGTCTAAATTAATTGTAGGCCCATCGGGATGACCTAATTCTCCGAAAGCACGGTCTTTTTCAACAAACTCTTTTACATATCTGTTGACTTCTTTTTGCATCACTTCTTTAGGATACACTCTACCGTTACGGTTTTTAATTTCGGATTGCATGAATACACCTTCAATGAAGTATTCTTTTTGTCCTTTTTCGTTCTCCTCAATAATGACTGGAGAAACACCGTAATCGTTAAACTCTGATATTAATTTCATTTCGTATTTCCTCTAATGATATCCCTTCGTTAATCATTTCATTCATCATGTTTCGGATATGTTTAAAACTTTCTTTTGCGACTTTTACACTAGGAAAATCCTCGTCTAATAAGTCATTGTTTAAAAAGATGTTTACGTTTTTACCTTCTCTGGCATATACAACGTTAACTACCTCTTCACCCAATCTGAATGAGTCTCTTTCTAATACAAAGAACTCTTCAGGTATAGATGTCACTGACTCTCTTAAGTCATTCATAACATCTTTAAAATCTCTCACTGGTCTGACTCCACCTCAGGTGTAGGGTTGTCCATCCAGTCTACTTGCATTTCAACACGTTTCATGTCTACTGCTTCTGCAGATTTTTGTTTAATCCCAGTGAAGATACTTTCTTTTGCACCTTCTAATTGACCTGCTTCTATTTGGTCAACAATTTTTTTACTTATTTCACTCATTTATTAAAAACTCCCAAATCCATCATCATCCATTCCACTATCACCATCTGACTTTTTCTCATCTTCAATCTGACCGTCAATGATTTTGATGTCGTCTTCTGTTTGTCTTAGCACATACTTTCTCACATATTCGTGTGAATAGTATTTACCCACATAATCAACTACCTGACCTAATGTATCTAATCTCTCTCTGAGAATTTCTGCATCCTTCAACTCAGTGAAGTGGTTATCAGTAGCAAAGTTAAACTGCATGAAGTCCTTCATATTGTCGAACTCTTCTGCAGAAACAATCTCTTTGAGTATTAATTGTGTTCTAAGAACATCAATAAACACTCTTGCAAACTTCTTCTGAAGTCTGTTTGTGAACTTATTAAATTTAAGTTCATCTCTATCAATCTCGGAAGCCTTACCTAGGTTAAACCCATTATCAGACTCCATTCTTGATACTGGAACGTTTAATGCACGATATAACTTCTTCTTAAAGTATTCGATATCTTCAATCTCTGAAAGGTTTTGACCACCAGGCAGAGTTGAGATTTCCGTTCCTCTACCACCTTCTCTTCGTGGTAACCAAAAATCTTCTAGCATAGACATATGTTTTCTGTCGTCTTTAATCTCACCAGTTTGAGCATTATAGACTAACTTATTTCTATACTTGTTCATGACATCTGCAAGGTATTGTTCTGCTTTTGCTTTAGGTAAGTTACCTACGTCAATGTAGAAGATTCTTCTTTCAGGAGCACGTGAAATCCTATAGATAACAAGTGCATCTTCCATCATTGACAACTGATTTGCAGTCTTCAATGC